GTCATTACCCCTGCGGGAAACGACTGCTGTTGCTGCTGCCATAATAAATCTCCTTAATGTAAAAAACCCCCCACCCGAAGGCGAGGGGAAAGGTTGTTATCAAGAAGGAACAACCAAGGCAAACATGGAAGAAGACAAAGCTGCACCAGTTGTAGCGGCACTACGCAATGCGGCAACGCCATACAAAGTGTCCGATGTGAACAAGGTAGCCAAGTAGTCTTGCTTGTACTGAGTTTGTGAACGGATGCCCACTTGCTCAACCAAAACCATAGCGTCCTTATGACCCATCAAGCAGACACGAGCAATAGCAGAACCGCTTGTTGGGAAAGCAGCAGTTGCAGATGCAGAGTCAGCATTGCTAGATGTGAACACGGGGATGCCATATAGGTTGCCGATTTCACCAGTGCGGATTGCATTGCCATTACCCACAAAAGCCTGTTCTGTGTAACGGGAAAGACCCATCAACGTATTGCGGCTTGAAGGAGGAATGATAAAGAAACGACCATCCATAGGAGTGTCATTGTCATCCAAACGCTGAATGGTTCTGCGAATAGCGGCATCAGTCAAAGCGGAAGCATTGGAAGATGTGCTGTTGTAAGCAGTAGTACCATCACCGCCAATGAAGGCTTTGGTGGATGAATTGCTTGTTGCGTAGTCGTTAGTACCGACAGTAGCACCATTGAATGCACGACCCAATTGGATCAAGCTAGTGTCTACTTGCTTGGCAAGCGCATAGCCCGCATCAGCAGTGTAGAACTGGCGCAAGCTGTTTAGGGCTTGTGCTTCAACGATGTCCTCAATGAAACGTGAATACTCAAAGTGTTGGTTAATAGACACTTGAATTTCTGTCTCAGTATCGGCAATCAGAGTCACGGCAGTAGATGCCGCTTTTGCTGAAGCTGAACCACGGGTAGGTGCGGGAATGTGAACTACATCGCCCTTCTTACCTTTGAAGTTCATCTTCATTACGATGTTAGCCAAAACAAGATTTTTCTTGTAAGCGGCTATGATTTCATCTGACCAGATTTCTGGGATGAACTTGTCTGCGGTGGTTACTGTTACCGCTGGTGTTGGATATGCCATAATTAAATCTCCTAAAGTTTAACGAACCCGACCCTCTTGATAGGCTTGCATGATTTCATCACTTAAAGCGTCATATCGATTTGGGTCTTGCATTTTGAGCCGAATAAGGTCAGCCCTTCTGTATACCTTCTTTGATGATTCACCAGAACCACCTATATCAACACCTACTGCTTTTAAGTTCTGCTTGCGAGTTACCTCGCCATCATCACTCGTTTGCTTCTGTTTAACAGAACGTAGCTGTTTATAGGTAGATAGCAATTCATTGGCTGAGTCGAAATCATATCCAGAATCGGCTTGCTCAAAAATCTTGATGCGAACAGGGCTAGACTTCACCCAATTTGCAAAGTCCTGATCTTTAGCAATTTCGCCAAAGTCGGGATGTTCTTGCGCTAACCTTTGCTGAATTTGCGCCCTTTTCATTTCTAGCGTTACTTGTCGTGCCGCTAGGATGTCAGGGTGATTATCAACAGTCCTTTGAACTGCCTTCTGTGGATTCTCAAAGAAATCTACTTCAGGCTCTTCCTGTCTAGTCTGTTGTCGTGAACCAAGGTTCTGTTTGATAAGTTCATCGGCTAACTTTCTGACCTCGCCTACTTCCTGTGCTTGCTTTCCAATTAGCTTTTCAGCCTCTTGGTGCATCTTCACAATCTCGTCTAAACTTTTATCCCTGTATTTATCAGGAAGTTCAGGCTTTTGCTCGATCTTCTGCTGCTCAATCTCTAACTCACCCAACTCTTCTTTGTCATCATCAATCAACATACTTTTTCCTTTTCCTGCCGTTGTTCGGTTGTAGGAGATTCAACTCGGCATAATTGCTTATGAGTTGAGTTTCTGCTCGGCTTTTAATCTATCTAAGTGACTTTTCTCGAACCTTCCATGCGCTGATGGAAACGTCCCAGACCACCCTTCTAGCTTAAAAGCTGGTGCAGATAAAATGCGATGAGTCTCCTCACCACAATCACACACAAGACTTGTTAACTCATAATCAACAAATCTCTCTGTCTTATGCCCGTTTATACAGGCAAATTCATACATTCTTCTCATTTAAGTCCTCAAATGCTCTTTCGCTGACTTGTTTCAAGTTTTTCAGCCAAATTAGTATTGAATACTCGCCTTTTCTGAATTGTAGACTTTTTTCGTCTGCAATTGTTGAGATATTATTCAAAGGTTCTATCATTTTGTCAACATCTTCCATTAAATCTATCCACCCTTGAGTGGACATCATGGAAAATCTCTCTTCGTAGTACTTCTGAAGTTCTGGATTCATTGTCTAGTCATCTGCTTTTCAACAATCTTAGCCTTGTTCTGAATATCAGCTTCTTTAAGCATCAATTCAGCAACTTTGACACGCTTATCAAACTCTCGTGAAGCCAAAGCGTCATCAGTAGGGAGGTTCTTGGTATTAGCCGCCATACTCTTTGCTTGCAACTCAATAGGCATCAATTGCGCTTCAGTCAATAACTTTTGCGCTTCAGCCTTGTTCTGCTCTGCTTGAGTAGTTTGGACAGCAATCTGTGCTTGAGCCAGTTGCATAGCCATTTGTTGTTGCATCTGAGCCGCTTGTTGAGCCTGTGGGTCAACTTGAGACATCTTGTCTAGCATCTCGATCAACTCAAATCTGTTTGACAGAGAAGAATTAGCCATGATGCCCTTCAAAATGATAGGCAAAACAGGTGTATTAGGGCCAAGAGTCTGGAGGAGGGCGATGAACTGTTGTTGCTCATGCTCTCTAGCAATGATACCGAGTGCTGCCGTAGGAATGAACTTCATGTCCACAGTAGGATAACGCTCTGGATCGAACTGCATATAGCGGTAAGCGGCTTTGGTGATGAAGGGGATCATAAAATCCTCTTGGAAGTTCACCAAGGTACGCTTGTATTTCTTGATAATCGAGGCAGTAGCCATCGAAATACCGCCCTGACCCGCATCTCTGGAGACAGCAGTAACCATTCCCTGTGAGTCAAGAGTGCCTGTTGCCATCAAAAGCATACGTTCAAACTCTTTGGCAGTTGTCAGGTTAGAACCATCAGTATTGCCAAACTTGAACGGGAACAGAATCTCATTGGGATTGCCGTTTGTCAGGATTGCCTTGCCTGGCTTTACTTCAAACTTAGCACCCCGTGGTAGACGGGTAGCATCCATAGCCATCATTGGGCTAGTTGTGAGAGCTAGTGAATCTAAGTGTGAACGAACTTGGGCATCTATGGCTTTTTGTGAGTTGTAAGCCTTCTCAACAGTACCACGACCCAACAAGCGATTAGGAACTGTATCGTCCTGATAAGCAAGGATTGGGCGGTCTTTCATCATGTATGGGTTCTTTTCTGCCTTCAGAAGAACACCATCATTGGCGATAACTACGATAGCCTCAACCAGATCGGAATACTCATCCTGAATACTGTCTTCAGGGAATAAGTCTTCTGCTTCGCCATCTTCTTCGTTTTCTAGTTGTTCAAGATACTCTCTAGGAACTAAACCATAGTAGGTCAAAAGTTTAACTTTATCGTCTTCGTACTGGGAGACTTCTTGTGTAGGCTCTAAGTCTGTATCCATCGAGTCAGTACCGACCTTTACCTTGCGGTAGATGCCTTCTTCTTGACCTTTAACGATCTTGTGGATAGAGACATACTTCTCAATAGCCACACCCATACAGTCATCAATAGATGTTCCATTAGGGTCAAACAAGAAATTACGGGGGTTAACAGGAACAATCTTGACTGCAATGCGGTCTTGTTCTACCACTCCGATAGCGGCTTGTCCCATTTGACCAGGTATTGCCTGAGTAGCGGGAACAAAGACTTTCTCTGTTTTGACAACAATCTCACCGATGCCCGTACCATAGATTTCTGCCAACAGCTCAATCTGGTCAATAGACTTGCGAATCTTATCGACTTTGAAGTCTTCCATCAGTTGTGCTTTGATGGCAGCAACATCTAGGGGGCTACCATTGACATCACGAATATCGTCTTGAATGTCAAAGAACTCACCCTGACCAAAGATAGCTTCCATGATCTCAGCATGGCGTGTCTCTACGGCTTGTTGGGTAGCGGGGGTAACGATTCTTGAACGCTCGGACTCACGGGTTTTGTCTTGGGCATCCCACTCACCATTGAAGATGCGCTCATACTCTAGCCAATCATCAAGGCAATTGACATCTCTCCAATCCCTCCATCTATCACAATGGTTGACAACAAAGTTAACTATCTCTTTGTCTGAGTCGCTAGGTTCTTGGAATTCCATTCTTATACCCCACTAATAATATCTACAGGTTGCCATTCCTCACTGTCATCTTCTTCCATGTAAGATGTAACAGCCAGTTGGTCAATGTAACTGAGGGAGTCAGGCAAGTCATCATGGACTCCTTGAGCAGGGAACAGGATTAACTGGTCTACAAACTCATCCCAATCTTCTTCCGAATTTAACACAATTCTGCCATGCTCGAACCTACCTTGTAAAGCCCAGATGATTCTGTCTGCTTTTTTTCTATTCCCGTGGGTCAAATCCACGATGTGAGCATAGGTGTTGTTCTTTCGCATCAAGTCTGACAAGTAGGGCAAAACAGCGTTCTTTAACGCCCCCCTCTCTATCCCCACACTTAAAGGGCGGTAGTCCCGAATGGCAATCAGTATCTTGGAGGCTGTCTCTCGGATGTCCCAACGTCCATGTTCAATCTTCTCAACAAACCACTTCCCATCGTCAGTGACCTTAACGATTGAGATAGCAGACTCGTCCAGACGCTTCTTAGCGTTAGCGGCTTGTTTGGCAACTT